GGGGCGGGGAGGACGCGAGGGGCCGGGGGCGGTGCGTAGCCAGCCGGAGCGGCGGGCATGACGCCAGGGGCCGGCGGGGGTGCGTAGCCAGTTGGAGCCGCGGCGGGAGCCTGGGGCAGCGGGATAGCGCCGGGGGGCGGCGTCATGCTGGCACCACCCGGCAGCGGAGCGGCGCCGAAGCCAGCCGACGCAACGTCCGGGCCAAAGGTAATTTCCTGACCGTAGGCGCGGAAACAAACCATGGAATGGTTGAGGTAGACGCCCGGTTGCGATTGGGAGCCGTTGCCCTCGACGCTAAAGGCGACTTCCACGAAATAGCCCGGCTTGCAAAAGTCCTTTTGCGTGACTTGGACATAGCCGGCGCCTTCCTGCTGGTACACCTTCGGGGCAAAGCCGCCGGAGAATTTCAGAATCCAATGACCGCGCCAGCCTTCATTTTCGCAAGGCTTGCGACCCTTCTTGTTCGGAATCTGGCTGTCGCCGTCTTCAATCTTCCAAGCGAAAGCCGGGGATTGCGCGGCGTTCGGGAAAGCCTGATTGCCGACGTTCCAAATCTGTTGCCCCCAAGGCGTGTGCGCCCAATGCGGTTCCACACCCTTGGGGATTGCCAGGGCGAAAAAGTAGTTGACGCGGGGCTGGCCGGCGTTCGGGCCGGTCTTGACGACCAGCGGCTTGCCTTCGGCGTCCGTGGTCGACGGGTCATACAGGGAACCCATGACGATACGGCCGACGGGCGAAGTGATGTTAACTTTTTGTGCCATGTGGAAAACTCCTTAGATTGTGGTGCGAGTGGCTTAAAACGTCGTTGGTTGGGCAACACCACGAACAAGCGCCATGATGCCCATTTGCAGATCGGTCGCGCCGATGCTTACCCAACGTTGGTCGAGCAGGCTAGTTGCGCGGAGCTTTTCGACCAATGCGCCAAGTTGTTCACCTTGCGCTTTAATTTCATTCATCAGGGCAATTTCTTCCGCCGTCAAATCGCGGTATCCCTTAATGTGTTTATGTTGATTGTCCATCGTCTACACCTTTCCTAGTAGGTTGTACCAAACACCCGGCGGGCGTCGGCGGGATTATCGGGAACAAGCTTTAGCGACCCCATGGGGATAACACTGTAAGCCTTAATGACGGCTTCGTCAACACCAGCTTTTTGCGCTTGCTTCGGCGTCTTTACGCCAGGTTTGGATAGGTCGACGCCCATGAGTTGACCCATTGCCAGCACTTGGTCGACGGGCATCGTCCATTGCTGGCGACCGTAGCCTTGTTCCGCCCGATGGAACGGCACGGAATGACCTTGGCGAATGTACGTCGCCACGGCTTCCCGCATGCCCTCGACGCGGGCTTGTAGCCGCTCTAAGGCTCTTTCCATCATTCTCAATTCAAGGCTTGCCGCGGCCGGCGGTAACTCGACCGGGGAAGACCTTACGGCGAATTCCGCGTCGTGGTATGCCGCTTGCTGCAACGCCGGGCAGGCGTGGCGGCCGGGGCAATCCGTGCATTCCGAATTGGTCACGGCTGGGGGATTCGGCGCCAGGGCGACGCCGGCCGCGTTGGCAAGAATGTTGATATGAGCCCGAAGGTCCACGGCCTGCACCGACCAAGTACGAACCGGCGACCCCTTGTAGAAGCAACGCGGTTGCACGACCGTAAAATTAACTTTTATGGCCTGGTCAAGAAGCCCGGGGCCTTTCCCCAGCACGTCCGCCAAATGGTCAAGAATGCCCGCGGTGCAGGCCACGCCCTGGTCGTTTTCGTATTCATCGACAAAGCGGTGCCCGAACTTGTAGTCGATAACCTCAAGGGTTAGCGCATCCTGTACGAACGCCCAAATATCAGGCGTGCCCCAGCATTGCGCGTGAATCCGCGGGATTTGGACGGTGTCTTCAACATGCAAGACTGTACCGGCGGGAATCCTGGCGCGAACCGTGTCAACCACAAGTTTGGCGCCTTCGATCATTTCGTCGGTAATGAAAACACCATTGGGCGCTTGCATGCCTTCGGACACTTGGCGCCCGGCCAGCATTTCCGCAAAGACCCAATGGGCCGCGTTGCCTTCCAGCGTTTCCGGCGTGTCCGCTTGCGGGTAAGCCTGGTTCATTGCGACCCAAAGGGCGCACAACTTCCAAGCCCCCGCCCCGGAGGGCGGAAGGACTGAATGGGCGCCGCTCATTGGCGGGCCGCAATCAGGGCGTCGATACGCGACGCAACCGTGGCAACCAAATCCAGCCGGTTTGCCAGCAACGGGAGGGCCGGGATACCGGAGTCGGCGCAAATCTGGTTGACTTCGGCTGGCGTGACCTTCTGGCCCTGGATAGCCGCGGAGGCACGCCCAACCAGCCCGACGAACTGTTGGCGGGCGTCGGCCGGCACTTCACCCGCGGGGGCAGCACTCGGGGCCGCCGGCATGGAAGGTGCCGCACCAGCTACAGGGACGGGAGCGGGCGGGGGCGCTACCGGCTGGGGGACAGCGCCAGTCGGAGCAGGCGCAACGCCTTGGGCCAAAGGGGCGGGTGCGGCCCCCATGACCTGGCGCAATTGGGCTTCAACCGCGGCAACCAGCGCCGGGTCAACGCCACGCTTGGCCGTCCAAGAACCGTCGGCGTTCTTGCGCTTGGTGCCAGCATGAATGCGGTTATCCCAAGGGAACCCCTTTGCGTCCAAATCGACACCCGCGACCGAAGAGCCACCGCCAGGCGTGGTCGTATTCGGGGCAGTATTCGCCGGGGGCGGCGGGGCAACGATAGCGCCCGCCGCAATTGCGGGGGTGGAAACGACCAAAGGGACGGGGGGCACTCCGAAGGCCGCGGCCGGAGCCAGGCCCACGTCGGCCAGCGTAGGACCGGCCGCACCTTGGCCGAAAATGGCATTCAGCTTTGCGGCGTCGGCGTCAAGTTCCGGGGAACCGTGACCGCCAAATGCGACGGACGCTTGGAACTCGCCGTCGTCTTTGACAAGGGCCGCAATCTCCGGGTCGAGCGCCGGGGCAGTAGTGGCGCCAGCGGCAACCGGGGCGGCGTGCGCGTGGGCGTGAATCTCCGCGACGGCGTGGCCGCACGTTCCGGAACAAGCCTTGCCGGGATAGGCCAGAATAAAACCGGCGACCGCTTCGCGTTGCTCTTGGGACAGGGCTGCAGGGTCGACGCTGATTTGCATACTCATGATGTAAGGTTCTCCGAAAGTTGATGAAGGGCATTGACTACAGGTGCCATTGTAGCCGATAATGACGAACACGTCAACAGGGTAGATAAAAATGATTTTGAACTTGGATTGCCGACACGGCCTTGCGATGCTCCCGGACAACAGCGTCGACGCGATAGTTTGCGACCCCATGTACGGGCTAGGCAAAGAGCCCGACGCGCTGGCGATGCTACAAGCATGGATGAACGGTAAAGACTATGTCCACAAAAGCAAGAGCGGCTTTATGGGTAAAGAATGGGACGCTTTTGTGCCCCAGCCGTCGATGTGGCGCGAATGCTGGCGGGTACTCAAGCCCGGCGGGTATCTCCTGGCGTTCGCCGGTACACGGACACAGCACCTAATGGCGCTAGGTTTGCAAATTTCCGGCTTTGAAATCCGCGACATGATCGCTTGGGTCTACGGCAGCGGATACCCCAAGCACCGGAGCAGCTTAAAGCCAGCCTTGGAGCCCATAACCATGGCCCGCAAGCCGGCGAAGGTGGCGACGTTGCTCAATATCGACGCGTGCCGTGTGTTATCCAACGATGCCCCCGAAGGTCGCACGCGGCACGGCGGGGGCATCGTTGGAAATGGGAGCAGTTACGAATTGCCCGACTATGAGAATAAGCCGGGATCGCCTGCCGGTCGCTACCCTGCGAACTTGATCCACGACGGAAGCGACGAGGTTGTGGCAATGTTCCCTGACAGCGCCGGGTCGGGGGGCAGCGTGCCGAACGTCAAAATTAGCGGCTATGGGGACGGGGCGGTCGGCACGGGCTCCGCTGAATACCTGGGCGGCGAACGCACCAAGGTCGATTGCGGCAGCGGGAGCGCCGCCCGCTTCTTCTATTGCGCTAAAAGTAGCAAGCGCGACCGCAATGAAGGCTTGGAAGCGTTCGACGCGGTCATGGCTAATTTTGCGGCCGGCACTGGCTTGTCGAAAAATGGCGACGGCTCCCCACGCAACATGAACGCCGATGCAAAAAACCCGCACCCGACCGTTAAGCCGACGGAGCTTATGCGCTACCTGTGCCGCCTGGTCACGCCGCCCGGGGGGCTGATCGTCGACCCGTTCGCTGGGTCGGGAAGCACTGGCAAGGCGGCGATTCTCGAGGGTTTCCAATTCATTGGCTTTGAATTGGACCCGCAATATACCGCCATCGCCAATGCACGATTGGAGGCTGCACGCACCAGCATGAAGGAGTCGGCTTAACCATGCCCGTACCCCTAAGACCCTTCCAAGCCGCGCTAGAATCGGAGATTTACCAAGCGTGGAACAGCGGCGCCGTCAACGTCATGCCCGTGGCGGCCACGGGGTCCGGTAAAACCGTGATTCTCTCAAAGGTACTTTACGACGAACCGGGCGCGTCGGCGGCCATCGCGCACCGTCAAGAACTGGTAAGCCAAATTTCTATTGCCCTGGCCCGTAACGGCGTGCGGCATCGCATCCTTGGCGCCAAGAAGGGGTCGAACCTGATACGGATTATCAGCGCCCTACAGGTTGCGGAGCTTGGCTATTCCTTCTTTGACCCGAACGCGAAGACCGGCGTCGGCGGGGTTGATACCGTCATACGCATGGACCCGGCCGACCCCTTCTTCATGCAAACCCGCTTGGTCGTCCAAGACGAAGCGCACCACGTCCTAAAGGCCAACAAGTGGGGCATTGCCGCCAGCATGTTCCCGAACGCCCGGTCGCTACTCCCAACGGCCACACCGCTACGTGCGGACGGCAAGGGGCTGGGGCGGCACGCGGACGGACTGGTCGACGCCATGGTCTTGGCGCCTTCCATGCGGGACATTATCAACATGGGGTATTTGACGGATTACCGCATTTTTGCGCCGCCGTCCGACCTTGACCTATCGGCCGTGGCACTGAGCCAGGCGACCGGGGATTACAACGCGGACCAGCTACGCAAGGCGGTCCACAAGTCCCATATTACCGGGGACGTGGTGGCGCATTACCTCAAGTTGGCCCGGGGTAAATTGGGCGTCACCTTCGCCGTCGACGTTGAAGCTGCAACCGAAATTGCCGGGGCGTTCCGGGCTGCTGGCGTGCCTGCCGAAGTTGTCAGCGCCAAGACCCCGGACGCGCTCCGCTCCCAAATTCTCCGGCGCTTCAAGGCCCGGGAAATCCTGCAGCTTGTCAATGTGGATTTGTTCGGGGAAGGCTTCGACCTTCCAGCAATTGAAGTCGTGTCGTTCGCCAGGCCGACGGAATCCTTCGCGCTCTTCTGCCAACAGTTCGGCCGGGCGTTGCGCCTTATGCTGTCCAAGGAAGCCGCGGCCGTACATGCCCACTTGACGGACGAACAGCGCCGGGCGGCAATTGCGGCCAGCGAAAAGCCCGTCGCCTACATCATTGACCATGTGAACAACGTACTCCGGCACGGGCTCCCGGACGCCCGCCGGGAATGGTCACTAGACCGCCGGGAGCGCCGAAGCAACGGCAAGTCGGACGCCATCCCAATGCGGGTTTGCGTCAACCCGGAGTGCATCCAACCCTATGAGCGGATTTACAAATGCTGCCCCTATTGCGGCCACTACCCGCCCCCGCCAAGCCGGAGCGCCCCGGAGTTTGTCGACGGCGACCTGTTGGAGCTTGACCCGGAAACCCTGGCCGCTTTGCGCGGGGAAATTGCCCGCATTGACGGCGACCCGGTTATTCCCTACGGCGCCGCCCCGGAGGTTGCGGGCGCTGTCCGCCGCCGGCATTGGGAACGCCGGGAAGGTCAAAGGGCCTTGCGGAACGTTATTGCCTGGTGGGCTGGGCTTGAGAATGCCCAAGGCCGCGGGGAGTCCGAAAGCTACCGCCGCTTTTATCATCGCTTCGGGGTCGACGTTGCGAACGCGCAAACCCTCAACGCCAAGGAAGCCGCGGAGCTTGCCGGCCGTGTGGCCGCGGAGCTTGCCGAGTTCGGCATTGACGGGACCGTGGACGCCGCGGCCTATTTTTCAACGCAAGGAGCCTGACCGATGCCCCGATGTAAAAACTGTGGAAGTTACGCCATAAATCCCAATCGCCACGGGCGCGACGCCGGGGTCGACCTTGACCTTTGCGACGTTTGCTATTGGCGAAAAAGGGCCAAACCGCCGGAGATATTTACCCAAGAAAATTCCATTTACATTGCCGGACCCATGAGCGGGAAGGTCGACCACAATTACCTGACGTTTCATGCGGCGGCCAAGTTCTTGCGCGAAAAGGGGTGGACGGTATTCAGCCCCGCGGAAATCAACGCGGACGCAATCGAAGTCGACCGCCCATGGTCTTGCTGCATGCGGAAAGACCTTGCTGAACTGGTCAAGTGCGAAGCAATTTTTATGCTGTCCGGTTGGAAAGAATCCAAGGGCGCAACGTTGGAGCTTCACGTCGCGGAACGCTTGGGCATGACGGTTATTTTTGAGCGGGTCGAACAGTGAGCCCGGCCGTCTACCAATGGGCCGTGCGACACGGGGTCACTATGGCCGCACTCCAAGAGCTTGCCGGACTCTTTGGCATGCACGGCGGCCACGACCTACCGCCGGAAGTGAAGGGCACCAGTGAAGCCGCGGTACAAGCCGCCGTGCGCCTGGAAGCCGCCCGCAAAGGGGTACGTCTATTCCGCAACAACGTCGGCGCCCTGATTGATTCCCGGGGCGTCCCCGTGCGCTATGGACTGGCGAATGAGTCAAAGCAGGTTAACGAAGTCATGAAGTCCGCGGACCTGATAGGCTGGCGCCCAATGCTGATTGAACAGCGGCACGTCGGCCAATGCGTTGCGCTCTTCGTGTCCCGCGAATGTAAAAAAGTTGGCTGGCGCTATACCGGCGACGACCATGAGCAAGCGCAATTGGCTTGGGCTCAACTGGTTACGTCGGGCGGCGGCGATGCTGCCTTCTGCACCGGAATCGGCACCCTGTAACTTTATCGTTGATGCTCCCGTCATTACGCCCCACAATACCCTCTAATTTTCTTGAGTAGACAGCCATGACTAAAAAGCGCCTTTTGCCCGACGACCGTAAGCTGGAAATTTTGAACGCTGCAATCAAGGTCGCCGGTCGACCCGGCGGCTGGTCCAAGCTGACCCGGGCCGCCGTCGCCAAGGAAGCCGGTTGCGCGGAAGGCTTGCCATCAAAATACTTTGGCACCATGGTCGCCTTCCGACGTGCCATCATGCGGGCCGCCATCGTTGCCGAAGAATTGGGCGTAATTGCCCAAGGGCTGGCGGCCGGCGATAAGTGCGCCCAAAAGGCCGACCCCGAACTGAAAGCCCGCGCCCTCAACACTTTGGCGGGCTGATTCCATGCGAGAGTTACCACCAGCCCTAGCGGCAATGGGCGCGTATCGACAATTTATTGTCTACGTGTCCCAACCAAGCCGGAGCCGGCCCGGCAAAACTGACAAGTTCCCCGCCGACTTCCGCTCGGGCCGTGTGGTATCGGCGCACGACCCCCAATTTTGGACGGACCACGCGACGGCCATCGCCGCGGCGGTACAGTTCGGCGGCTCCTACGGTGTGGGCTTCGTCTTCACGGAAGCCGACCCCTTCTGGTTCCTCGACATCGACGGTTGCTTGCTGGCCGACGGCTCCGATTGGTCCCCGCTGGCAAAGCAACTTTGCGGAGCGTTTGCCGGGGCCGCCGTTGAGGTAAGCCAAAGCGGCCGGGGCCTGCATATCTTCGGGACCGGGCGCCCGCCACTGCACGGTTGCAAGAACGAAGCCTTGGGCCTTGAGTTCTACCATACGGGCCGCTTCGTTGCCCTGACCGGCACTAGCGCCGCGGGCGATTCCGCGACGGACTGTTCCGCGATATTGCCCGCCCTGGTTGCCAACTACTTTCCGCCGGACGCCGTGCAATCCTTGGAACAGGGTGGGACCGGAGGCCCCGCGGCCGAATGGCGCGGACCAGCCGACGACGACGAACTTATCCGGCGGGCGTTGCGGTCACAATCAACCGCGGCGGCATTTGGCGGCCGGGCCAGTTTTGCGGACCTGTGGACCGGGAACCTTGACGCCCTGCAGCGTTGCTATCCGGACCCCGTGCGGGCCTATGACGCCAGCAGCGCCGACGCGGCCCTGGCCCAACACTTGGCCTTTTGGACCGGGAAGGATTGCGAACGCATCAAGCGGCTTATGGAAAAGTCCGCATTGGTCCGGGATAAATGGGACCGGGAAGACTACTTGCCCCGCACCATCCTGGGGGCCGTAGGGCGTCAATTTGAAGTGCTGACGACAAAGCCGCCGGAACCTGTGGCCGGCGCCCCTGACAGCCCCGCCCCCAGCGCCACGAACGAACCGCCCAAGCCGACCTTGGTCACGGGCTCCACCTTCGCCAACAATGAAGAGCAATTGCGCCTTTTCGCGGGGTGCGTGTATATACAGGATTTGCACCGGGTCTTGGTCCCCGGCGGCGTCATGCTAAAGCCGGAGCAATTCAAAGTTGCTTATGGTGGGTACACCTTCACCATGGACACAGCGAACGAAAAGACAACCCGGGACGCCTGGGAAGCCTTCACGCAAAGCCAAGCCTACCGATGCCCCCGGGCCAATGCGCCTTGCTTCCGCCCTGACGAACAGCCCGGCGCCCTCATTCACCGCGGCGGCCAGGTATTTGTCAACACCTATTGGCCGGTCGACGTGCCCCGCAAAGTTGGGGACCCGACGCCCTTCTTGGTCCATTTGGCAAAGGTCTTGCCGGACGACCGCGACCGCCTGATTCTGCTTTGCTACATGGCCGCATGCGTACAGCACAAGGGCGTAAAGTTTCAATGGGCACCCTTGCTGCAGGGCGTCGAAGGGAACGGCAAAACCTTGTTCACCCGTTGCGTTGCGGAAGCCGTGGGGCGCCGGTATGTCCATTGGCCGAAGGCGTCCAAGCTAGCCGCGCAATTCAATTCATGGATGCTTGGTAAAGTCTTCTATGGCGTGGAAGATATCTACATTCCGGACAGCCGGGCGGAAGTCTTTGAAGAATTGAAGCCGATGATTACCGGGGGCGACGGCCTTGAGATTGAAGGCAAGGGCGTCGACCAAATCTCCGCGGACGTGTGCGGTAATTTCATGCTCAACAGCAACCATAAAGACGCCGTGCGGAAGACCCAAAACGACCGCCGGATTGCCATTTTGTTTTGCGCCCAACAACAGGCCGAAGACTTGACCCGGGACGGCATGAGCGGCGATTACTTCCCGAGGCTCTATGACTGGCTCAAGGGCGACGGCTATGCCATCGTTTCCGAATTGCTCCATTCTTTCCCAATCCCGGACGAATACAACCCGGCGACCAGTTGCCAGCGTGCCCCCGTCACCACGTCGACGGCGCTTGCCATTGCGGCCAGCACGGGCGGCGTCGAACAGGAAGTCAACGAAGCGATAGCCCAAGGGCTCCCCGGCTTTTGCGGCGGCTGGATATCTTCTATCCAACTCGACCGCATGCTGGAACGCCTGGGGGTTGCCCGCCGCGTCACGCACTCCAAGCGCAAAGAAATGTTGGAAGTGATGGGCTACTCCTACCATCCCGCCCTTGTGGAAGGCCGCGTCAACAATCTGGTACTTCCGGACGGCGGCAAGCCCCGCTTGTTCATCCATAAGGACAGCCAGGCCCGCCACATTCAAGGCGCCGCCGAAGCCGCCAAGGCTTACGAACAGGCGAACAACCATAGCCGCGTGCCGTTCCCCGTCCACCCATAGAAGCCGGAGCCCGTGCAAAAATCTTTTGAATTTGTGTTGACATAGATAAATAATTTATCTATACTCCGTTCATCAACTCAACAACCGGAACGACGAACATGAAGACGTACAACCTGCCGAAAAAGCTAGCAAAACAAGCAATGCGCGAATGTGACAACGAACTGCGGGCACAGCACAAGAAAGGGCAGTTCGACGACGGCGACCCAAATCATCCGAAGTTTAACGACGGTTTCAACTATGCGACCGGCAAGTATGTCAACTTATTCGGTTATGCCCAAGACGAATTTATGGTAAAGCAGTACAGATAACCAACCGCCCCGCAAGGGGCTTTTACTCTATCACTTGGAGAGGTGAACCAATGGAAGACTTTACCCGCGAACTGACCCCCGGCAACATGAAAGCCGCCATGAAAGCCGTCGGCGCCGTAAGTGCGGACCTGTGGCAAGTGGAACCGACCCGGCTCCGCATCCTTGAGGGCTTTAACGCCCGCGTCAAAAATGAAGCGTATGCCGGCCGCGTGCGCTGGATTGCTGACAGCATCAAGGCAAACGGCTATTACAGGGACAAGCCGTTGACCGGCTTCGTGGCGCTGGAAGAGGGCACGGAAGTTATCTACGTCACCGGGGGGCACCGCCGGCACGAAGCGGTATTGCTGGCGCTTTCGGAAGGTGTGGAAGTGGCCGCCGTGCCCGTGGTAATCAAGCCCCGCGGCACCAGCATGGAAGACCTTACCGTTGACCTTGTCACGGGCAACGAAGGGGAACCCCTGACCACCTACGAACAAGCCGTCGTGTGCAAGCGCCTGGCCGCCTTCGGCTGGGAGTCCAAAGAGATTGCCCGCCGCTTGGGATACTCCGGGGCACAATACGTCGACGCCCTGTTGTCCCTGGCATCGGCGCCGCTCCCGGTTCGCCGCATGGTAATGGAGTCGGTCATATCGGCCACATTAGCAATTGACAGTATCAAGAAGCACGGGGACAAGGCGGGCGACGTGTTACTGGCTGCCATGGTCAAGTCGGGGACCGGCCGCGTTACCGCCAAGCACTTGCCGCAAGCCGAATTTAAGAAGGTGCTACGCAAACAGGCGGAACCCATGCACCAAATGTTGACCACGCTCATGGACGACCCGGGCTACAAGCAATTGTCCACCAAGTTCCAAAAGGCGCTTGTCGACCTGTTGGAGAGCATGAAGAAATGACGGAGCTATCAATCACCGTAAGCGTTAAATCCCGCTGGTGGACAAAGCCGCTTTTGTTTGCGGCCGGCGCCCTATATGCCGCGGTTTTCCGCTGGGGCATTAAGTTTGAAGTCGAGAAATAACCGTTGCCGACGGTAAATTATTTATCTATAGTTAGGCCCGTAGCATCCTTAATTCACCTGGAGAGGTACACACCATGAAAATTGAAATCAAATCCCGCTTTTCGCTGGAAATTCTTTTTAGCCACGAATGCGAAAACAACAGCGACGCAATTACGTTGGCCGCCGCGATAAACGCAAAAGCGAACCTTTACGGCGCGAACCTTCGCAGCGCGAACCTTCGCAGCGCGAACCTTTACGGCGCGAACCTTTACGGCGCGAACCTTCGCAGCGCGAACCTTCGCGGCGCGGACCTTCGCAGCGCGAACCTTTACGGCGCGGACCTTTACGGCGCGAACCTTTGCGGCGCGAACCTTCGCGGCGCGGACCTTCGCAGCGCGAACCTTTACGGCGCGGACCTTTACGGCGCGAACCTTTGCGGCGCGAACCTTTACGGCGCGGACCTTCGCAGCGCGAACCTTTACGGCGCGGACCTTCGCAGCGCGAACCTTTACGGCGCGAACCTTCGCAGCGCGAACCTTCGCAGCGCGAACCTTCGCAGCGCGGACCTTTGCGGCGCGGACCTTTGCGGCGCGGACCTTTACGGCGCGAACCTTTGCGGCGCGAACCTTTACGGCGCGGACCTTTACGGCGCGGACCTTTACGGCGCGGGTAAACTGACGGGCGACCGTCCCTATTTCGCGGTCGGCCCGATCGGTTCTCGGCAAGACATTTTGACGGCATTCCTCACGGAAAAGGGCGTTTACCTTCGTGCCGGTTGCTTCTTTGGCACCGTGGAAGAGTTCCGGGACAAGCTGCAAGGGGAACACGGCGACAACGTGCATGCCGTTGAATACCGGGCCGCGCTGGTGCTGGTTGAAGCCCATTACAACGTCTGGCCGGCTACCGTGGTCGAAGAGGAAGCCCCGGCGGAATCCTAAATAACCAAGCGCAATTTATAGGCCCGCCGAGTGCGGGCTTTTTCTTGTTGACATAGGTAAATTATTTATCTAATATCTAGGGCGTCAACACAAACAACCGGAGCGCAAACCATGAGCCAACTATTCAAGACCGCCGATGCCGTTAAGTTCGTAAAGAACGCCAAGGCCGGCACTTCCTTTTGCCTGCACGTCCGCAACGACGCCCCAATTGAAGGGGAAGACGACAAAGCGTTCATTGGTTGCGCTGGCGGCTATGTGCGCTTGAGCCGGGCCGAAGCTGCCCGCATTGTGGCCGACTACATCATCCCGAAACTTGAGGAACGCGGCGCCCGTGTACCGATCAACGTCACCCGCTACGAATCGGCCGGCAAAGAGCGCATTACCTATTGGATAGGCTGACCAGCCCGAATGCCACACGGAGCCCCGCCAAGGGCTCCCGCGGCTACTTGAAGGACATAGGGGGCGTCGTATCCGCTTCGACGTAACGTTGGGCCGCTGCAATGGCTTTGGCCCTGCCAGCGTTCGCGTCGATACTGTGGCCGTTGAGCATGCCGTCGGCCAGTTGGCGGACTTGGGGCACGTCTTCCGAATGGCAATAGAACGCATAAAGTCCCGTGCCCGCGGTCTTGTCTTGGGGTAGCAAACGCGGGTCGACGTCCCCCAGCGTGATAACCGGGTTACGCATGACGGCGAAGGACCACACGGCCGCCGCCAGGGCGTCCCGGTCAACCTCATAGCAACGCAAGCGAACTTGCACCAAAAGCGCCTTTGCTTCCTTGCGTTCGACGGTCGCTTGGTCACTCGACGGCCGATTGTGCGCCCGGATGCAACCGCTACAAGAACCGCTAGAAGTGTACCTATAGGTTAAATGGCCGTTCTTGCAGGGAATCCCCGTAAAATATTGGCTTTGGCCTCTTACCTTCGCGTCGGCCCGGCTGGTGTAATTTTGCATGGTTTACGCTCCTAAAATTGACGTTATGATTTTAGCGCATCTTACCCGCCGCCGCAAGTAAGACATAACCCCCGGCGAAAGTAAGAACCCCGGGTCGCATTCCCCGCACGCTTGCAATCCTACGGCACTGTAGACCATCTTAACGTAAGATATGATTATTATAATAACCTTACTGTAATGTAAGAGGGTCTAAGGTGTACAGCGTTCTATTATTACGGGGTATAGGGGTATTATATAAAATAGAGTAATAGAATCAAAGGGTTAGAGTACCCACCCCGTAATTTTAGCCAATGGGGTAACAGGGTAAAGGGCACCGAACCAAGAGCGACGCCCCGTTGTGGTTGCAATTGTGGCCGCCAAGGGCTAGAATTAAGACACTATGAGCCTTACACCTAAACAACGCCGATTCGTGAACGAGTATTGCGTCGATGAAAACGCGACGCGGGCCTACATTCGCGCCGGTTATTCGGAAGACGGAGCGGGCCAAGCTGCTCACAAGTTGCTGAAAAACGCTGAAATTCAAGAAGCGATAGCCGAAAGAATGGAAGAGCTAGCCGTCGCGGCCAGCATTACGCCCGAATGGGTCGTCGGCCAGTGGGCCGCGATTGCCAAGGCGGACCCTAACGCCCTGGTGCAAGTTCGACGCGTGTGCTGTAGGCATTGCCATGGCTACGGGCACCAATACCAGTGGACCGAAGCCGAATACACCACCGCCGTCGACCATGCTGTGGATTCCGGAAAGCCCGCCCCCGACGGCATGGGCGGCTTTGGGTTTGACCCGAAGGCGGAACCGCACCCGGATTGCCCGGAGTGCGGGGGCGAAGGAATAGAAGACGTCCACGTCGCGGATACCCGGAAGCTACGGGGGCCGGCAAAAGTGCTTTACGCTGGCGCCAAGCGCACCCGTAACGGCATTGAGATTTTGACCCGGGACAAGGACGCGGCCGTCGCCAACCTGGCCCGATACCTGGGCATGATGGTCGACAAAAAGGAACTTTCCGGACCTGGCGGCGGCCCCATTCCAATGGCAAGCCTGACCGCGGAAGACCTGACCGACGACCAGCTTGCGGCGTTACTCAAGGCGGACAATGCTACCGACGAAGCGTGAAGCCGCGGCGGAACTGTTGCGGCGTAGAGAAGCCCGGCGGCAACTGGCCGCCTATATCGGCTACACGTCCCCGAAGTACAAACAAAGCGGCTTTAGTGCCGCGGTTTGCGCCGCCCTCGACATGTTCATTGACGACATGCAGGCGGGCCGCCGGCCAATCCTTGTGCTGCAGGCTCCGCCCCAGCACGGCAAGTCGGAGATTGTTAGCCGCAAATTGCCGGCCTATATCCTGGGGCGCTTCCCGGATTGGCGGGTCGGCGCCGCGTCCTATTCGGACGAACTGGCAAACGCCATGGCCCAAGACGTGCGGCGCAACCTGGCCGACGACAAGCATCGGCGGCTATTCCCCCAGCCCGCGGAGAAACGCCGCTATGACGTCAACCGCACGGGAGAATTTACGGCGCCAGGCGGGGCGGGCGGCTATCTTGGCGTCGGTGTGGGTGCTGGCCTGACGGGACGCCCGGTCGATATCGGCATCATTGACGACCCGGTGAAGAACGAAAAGGAAGCCTTGTCACCAACGGTCAAGGAAGGGCATTGGAACTGGTATCAAACCGTTTTCACGACGCGGTTATCGGAAAACTCCGGGCAAATCATCATGGCAACGTCATGGGCGGAAGACGATTTGCCCGCCCGGATTTGCAAACACTTTGCCGGCGACCCGCGGCTTACCGTCTTGCGCTTCCCGGCCATCAATGAACCCGGGGAAGTTGGCTATAACCCGAACTTGCCCCGCGGCCCGCTGGTCCCGGAACTCAAAAGCCTGGCATTCCTGCAAGAAGTCAAAAGCCTGTTTAGCGACTACTGGTGGGCGGCCATGTACCAGCAATGCCCGCGGGCGCTGGGTGGCAACGTCTTCAAGGAAAGCGGTTTGCGCTACTACTTCCCCAAGGACTTGCCGGCCAAATTCGACAAGGTCTTGGCTTCCTGGGATTGCACCTTTAAGGACACGGACGGCACGGACTTTGTCGTCGGCCAGGTATGGGGCAAGGCTGGCGCCAATGCCTACTTGCTGGGCCAGGTTCGCGCCCGCATGTCCTTTACCAAGACCGTCGGGGAAGTCATCAAGCTAAAGAACGAATGGCCCAAGGTCCGGGAAATTCTGATAGAAGACAAGGCCAACGGGCCGGCGGTTATCGACACCCTAAAGGGCTCCGTTTCGGGCATCATCCCGATTGAACCGGACGGCTCCAAGCTGGCACGGGCGCACGCCGTAACCAGCTATTGGGAAGCGGGTAACGTGTGGCTTCCGCACCCGGATTGGAGCGACCATTTATTCCGCGGCGACGGCAAGGTCAAAGAACTGGTCGGGGAACTTACCGCCTTCCCGGCTGGCGCCAATGACGACCAAGTCGATGCCACGACCCAAGCGTTGCGCCGCCTGTTCCCGTTGTTCAACAAGTTGCGGATTAGCCAAGAGGCCCTTAACAAAGCCATGGGTCGCGCATAGCGGCCGGGGGCTGTACAATGACCAACAATTTACCCGGAGCGTCAACCATGCCCGAAGCGAAAAAGCAAGCGCCACGCATCCGGCGCAACCAAGAGAAACCAGCCGCCCCCAAGAAGTCGGGCGGTTACTCATGTATGGGAAGCGGGGAACGTGTGGATTCCACATCCGGAGCTTGCGCCATGGGTCAAAGACCTAGTCGCAGAGTTGACGGCGTTCCCGGCTGCCGCTAATGACGACCAGGTTGACGCGATGACTCAGGCGTTGCGTCAGTTATACCCGCTGTTCAACAAGCTGAAGATTAGCCAAGCGGCACTTGATAAGGCCATGGGGCGCTAGTCGAACGGTGGTCGGTCCCCCATGTCGACACGCGTCGAATCGTAAGCGACAAGCCACGCAGAACGCCATGCCCGCGAGAATGTTAGTCGTCCGTCGCTTTTCCTTCGGTCTTGATATGGACATGTCGAGCGAGGAAGTCCAGCGCGGGCCGCTTCCTCTCCTTTTCGAGCGGCGGCATCAAACGGGTTTCGGCTCATTTGACTTCCCCTTGCCAGCCTTTTACGCGAATCATACGGGCCACGATAGCGACCGCCTTGCTGCGTCTGGACGCCCAAACGGTCGGAATGTTTTTGCTACCATTGCTGTAAATGACTTCCAGCACAAACGGAGTCAACCCACGGGGTTGAGTTTTGCGATTAACGAAGCCGGATCCATTGCAGTCAAAGCAGTCGCCGCGATCATAACGGCCGGAACCGTCGCAGCGGGAGCATTGGCAGGTATAAGTTTTCATTTTGATTACTCCTGTGCGTTGTTGGTATGGGTGTACTATAGATAAATAATTTACCTACGTCAACAGATATTTTGCAAAAATAATTATTTTCCCTCAAAATAAACCCATGGAACCTATCGCAAAGCGCCCCGTGGGTCGGCCTCGTAAGACCCCAAAAGTTGACGCCCCTGCCAAGCCAAAAGGCGACGGCCTTCGACGTGCGGCCCTCAAGGCCAACATGCTGGCGACCGACGTCAAGCCCTACGCTTACCCAATCAAGCCGCCGAAGCTGGCGCCCGGCGTCGCCCCGGCTGGTGTGGCTGCCCCCGTCATGAGCATGGACGCCAACCCCTACACCTTCGCGGCCCAACAGTTCCCCGGCGGCGGCTTCCCTGGCTTCGCGTACCTGTCCCAACTGGCAACCCGCGCCGAATTCCGGCAAATGGCTTCCGCGCTGGCAACGGAGTTGACCCGGGAATGGCTGGAATTCACCAGCAAGCAAGACGACGACACGGATACCGCGGAGAAAATCAAAGCTATTGAGGAAGAATTTAAGCGGCTCAACGTTCGCGGGGCAATCCAAACGGGAACGGAACATGATTGCTATTTTGGCCGGGCTCAAATCTTCTTGGAGATTACCGGCGCCGACCGTTCGACCCCACTTATCCTTGACCCCCGCACGATTGCCAAGGGCAGCTTTACGCGCATCATCCCGGTCGAAGCTGTGTGGACCACCCCGGCCGGCTATAACGCCTTGGACCCCGTGGCGCCTGATTTTTACAAGCCGTCCAAGTGGTTCATGCTGGGCCAAGAGGTCCACGCGTCCCGCCTTATGACCATCGTAACCCGGCCGCTTCCGGACATTCTCAAGCCGGCGTTTAACTTCGCGGGTATGTCCCTTTCCCAGCTTGCGGAGCCTTATGTCGACAACTGGCTCCGGACCCGTCAAAGCGTGTCGGACCTGCTAAACAATTTCAGCATTACCGCGCTTGCCACGAGTATGGACCAAGTGCTGCAGGGGGACGACGACGGCGGCGATTTGTTCGCACGGGCCGAACTCTTCACGGCCACGCGGAGCAACAAGGGCTTAATGCTCTTGGACAAGGACCGGGAGGAATTGGTACAAATCAATACCCCGCTTTCCGGCCTGCACGAACTCCAAGCCCAAAGCCAAGAACAAATGTGCAGCGTGTCCCGCATGCCGGCCATTGTTCTTACCGGCATTTCTCCCAGCGGCTTGAATGCTTCCAGCGACGGCGAAATCCGCATTTTCTACGATTGGATTGCGGCCCAACAGGAAGCCCATTGGCGGGAACCGCTGGAAGTTATTTTGAAGGCCGTACAGCTTTCACTATTCGGGGAAATCGACCCGGATATCGGCTTTAACTTTGCCCCGCTGTACCAAATGACGCCGAAGGAAGAAAGCGAAATTAGGCTTTCCGATAGCCAGGCGGATTGCGCCTATATCGCGGCCGGTGTGGTCGACCCGTCCGAAGTCCGGGAACGCCTGGCGAAAGACCCGAACAGCTGATTTATGGGCGTGTATCCTTCCGTCGCACTGCCCCCGCCGAATCCGGAGCCCGCCCCGGGCGAAGCGCCGCCGCCGGGACTTGAAGACCAACCGGGGGCCGCCAGTGGCGCAACAGCCTAAGACGTGCCGGGCGGTCCCGGCCAATCGCGGTATTGAAGCCAAATACCGTAAGGCCCTGCAGCGGCTCATTGCGGAAATGCACGCGTCGGTCGAATACTGGCTAACCGCGGCTTATCGCAAAGACCCGCCGCGCATGGCCGCCTTGGTTGAACAGGCGCAAGACGCCATCTTGCTAGGTGCTGACGCCAGCCCGTCCGCCAAAATCAAAAAGATATTGGACGAACTGGCCCGCCGGTGGACCAAGCGGTTTGAAGACTACGCCCCCAAGCTGGCGGAAGCCTATTTGCAAGGCATGTTCAAGGCCAGCGACTCCGCGTTCCGGCAAGCCCTCAAGGAAGCCGGTTGGTCCGTTGAATTCAAGATGACGCCCGCGGTACGCGACGCCTTCAATGCCAGCCTTGAGGAAAACGTCGGCTTGATTCGCTCTATTCCTGAAAAGTATTTGCAACAGGTAGAGGGAACGGTAATGCGCTCCTACAGCGCCGGCCGTGACCTGGCGACCATGGTCAAGGAGCTAAAGCAACTTTACCCGGCGGCCAGCCATCGGGCGGAATTGATAGCCCGGGACCAATCGAACAAAGCGAACGCCGTCGTCAACCGCGCAAGGCAAATGGAACTTGGAATAACGGAAGCCATTTGGATGCACAGCCACGCCGGGAAGAATCCGCGCCCTGACCATGTGACAGCAAACGGGAAAAGGTATAAAATCGCGGAAGGTTGCCTAATTTCCGGGGAGCATATCCAGCCCGGAGAGGAAATAAATTGCCGATGCACAAGTCGGCCGATACTGCCAATTTAGATAGGAATATCCCATGAGCAACATTACTACTGCAGACATTACGGGGGTTTTTAACCTCGACACCGGGCGGCTTATCGGTATCGCGCCGAAAGGGCTGAACGACGTAACTTACCTGGCCGGGCAGGATACTCAAACCGACGGGCTCCCGGTTACGTCGAAAACCAACCCTCTCACCGGGAGGAATATATTTTCGATCACTGACGTTGGCGAAGCGCAAGTAGCCGTCGCGGCTCCGCTTGTGTCGTGGGCGGCATCGGAAGGCACTCTCGCGCTTATCTCTGTAAATGGTGCGCCTGAAGCCGTTGGACGAGGCGACTACAGCGATGCAATCAAGGCCGCGCCGCTGAAATGCACGTTCAAAGCCAGCACGTCTTACAACGCTGAATTCAACCTGACCACTGGTGTTAGCTTTGCGCAGTTGCGCACAATGCAAATCCCGTTCAAGTTTTCGAGCAATGTCGGATTTGTCGACGGTGTCAATCCTATTCAAATCTGGATTTACTCGGCAGACTTTACGAAATCAGCGAAGGCGCGGATTGAACTTGGAAATTTTCGAGCAAACAAATGGAACATGATTAGTTTTGCTGCTGGTGCCGCGACTGAAGGCTGGTCATTTTCTGGTGGATGGACTGCAACGACTGACCTTGACGCTGAAATTGTTACCCGGCTTCGTATCTTCGTGACTGTACCGGCAACGGCTGACGGGGTGACAGTTGAAATCGGGCCGTTGATGAAAAATGCACGGCGCAAGGGCATGGTATCAATCGTCAATGACGGCGAGTACGCAAGCCAGCGGGACTACATCCTGCCAATCCTTGACGGCTATGGTTTGCGCTCATCGTTGGCGCTTGTTGGTGGGAATATCGGCCTTAGCACGACCTACATGAATGAGGCGCAGATCATTGCTGCGTACAACCGAGGGCATGAGTTAATCCATCACACCTTTGATAACAGCAAGGTGAATGGGTACGCGAACGCTACTGACTGGCCTACGCAATCCAGTATTTACAACGACATCGTTGCATCGCAGGCGTGGCGTAGCTCTCGCGGCCTATCTCGCGGCCTGAATTATGCGGTGCATGGCTACACCTGTCCTTTTGCGCAAACCGTGGCGCAAGCGCGTCAGGATTTAGTCGCAGCGGCTTATGAAGCGGCGGGAATAAAGGCGATACGGTTGATGAGTCCGGTCTATAACCGTACTCAGCCAATTTGCGGAGCGTTCGACCCACTGCTCGTTCAGGGGGCGCTTGGGGTGACGAACACCACAACCGTGACAGACTTTCAAAATGTAGTCAATTGGGCAATATCGCGGGGTGAGTGGGCTGTTATTACCTTGCATCGTTCTGTCATCACTGCCCCCGCTGCCCTTCAGGTATTGAACGCTGACCTTGATACGGCGATGGCGTACCTAGCCGGGAAGGTGCGCAGCGGTGAGGTTGATTGCTTGCCGTTTGGCGAGGCTGCTCAACAGTTCGGTTTCTAATCCCCTCGATTCAAATTTCGACAATCTCAGCACGATGACCATAAATTTACGCATGCAACTAAGTTGGCCGTTTTACTGGACGGCCAGCGAAGTGGCGACGTATTTCGACCTTCCGCCTGGTGACTGGTACGGTATGTATTGCGCCTACAGCCTTTAATGCTCATAATCCAACATTATGCCGACCATGAAATTAGCCTTTGACCGAAGCGCCCGCCGGATTGATGCCGACGGACGGCTTCACGTCGACCGCTCCCATATTTCAAAGGCCACGGTCAACCCGTATTACGGCAAGGAGATTCCGGGCTATGAAGCCTTGGGCCTGCAGCCGGATACGGTTTACCGCTTGTTCCGCGACCCTGTGGAATTGGAGCGCGGGGCGGCCACATTCGCCCGGCTCCCCATTCTTTCCGAGCATGTACCCGTTACCGTTGAAGCCCCGCGGCCTGATTTGGTCGTCGGCGCCATCGGCTCCGAAGTTGTTTTTACGGCCCCGTATCTCGACGCCGACCTTTGTGTTTGGGACGCGACGGCCATCGCGGGCATAGAAACTGATAAAGTACGCGAATTATCCTGTGCGTATCGTTACGTACCCGTTATGGAGCCCGGCGAATTTGAAGGCCAGCCCTACGACGGACGCATGACGGAAATACAGGGCAATCACCTGGCATTAGTTGAGGTTGGCCGTGCCGGGTCCGACGTGGTAGTGGCCGACCGAAACCCTTTCATACTCAAGGAATCCGCCATGAAAATGAGCAAGCTGGGCAAAGCCCTCTTTGCGGCATTGTGCGCGGCCTCTCCTGTGCTTGCGGCGGATTCCGCCTTGCCGGCGCTGGTAGGCAATGCCAACCGCAAGACCTTCAAGAAGGATGATGTTAAGGCCAAGCTGCTGGCCCTCGACGCGTCCATCGACTCCAATCAACTCGACGCCGTTCTCGACGCAATTCTGGACGTGGAGCAAGACCCGAAGCCGGTCGAAACCCGGGCCGCCGCCGCGGACGAATCGCCCGCCGACAAGCTTCGCGCCCTCCTGGCCGGCAAGGTTGACGACGCCACCATGGAACAGGCTTGCGGTCTTCTGGCTGCCCCGGCCGCCGACGAAAAGCCGGAACCGGGCATGAAGAAGGAAGAAGTCGACGCCGCCATGGACAGCTTGCGTAAGGAATTGCGCGAAGCCGAAGAAGCCCGCCGCGATGTTCGCGCCGTTGTGGGCGACGTCATGGGTATGGACTCCGCCGCCGCGGTCTATGGCTTCGCCCTGGACCACATGAAGGTGGACCGCGCTGGTGTGGAAGGTGCCCCGGCCCTTCGCGCCTTGTTCAAGGTTGCCGCTTCCCACAAGGTCGCCGCGCCCGTGCATGTTGCTCAAGACTCCGCCGGCCTGGCCGCGAAGTTCCCGGGCGCCGCACGTTTCCGTAACGCCTAATAGGAGGTACATACCATGGGCTTTCAAACTCAAGTGCAAGCGCAGCAAGCCCCGGCTTGTGCTGGCGACTTCGCTTCGGCCAACCCCCGGGCGGCCGTTGTTTCCCCGGAAAGCGGTTTTGTCGCTGGCGCTGCCGGCGTAACCGTTGGCCGCTTCGCCTGGATTCAGTCCGACGGCGTTACTGTGCTGAATACCGGCACCGGCAAACCCGACGGCTTCATTCACCGCGAACAACAGGCGCTTATTTCGACCTACCTGGCCGAAAGCGGCAACCTGATTCCGGTCGGCTTCCCCGTCACGCTCATGCGTACCGGCGATTACTACGCCCTGGCGAATGGTTCCGCCGCGGCCAAGGGTGAAAAGGCTTACGCCAAGTTCCAAGACGGTTCCGTCCGCTTTGAGCCGACCGCGTCCGCCCCCGCTTCCGCTTCCATCACCGCCGCACAATCTGGCACGACGCTTACGGTTTCCGCCGTTGGCTCCGGCGCCCTGAGTGTTGGCGATCGGGTCACGCAAGCCAGCGGCACCCCGGCTTACATCACCGCCCAACTGACCGGCACCGCGGGCAGTACCGGCACCTATACGCTGAGTGTTTCGCAAACCGTTTCCAGCGGCGCCGCGACGGCAACCAGCTACATTGAAACCGACTTTGCTTGTTCCCGTGATTCGGCATCCGGTGAACTGGCGGTCATGTCCCTGTAAGGAGCCAACAACATGAATCCCATTCTCCAAGCACTCATGGGCCGCGCTGGCATCCATTTCATGGGCGTCAACCCGGACTTCCAAGCGGACGGGGCGGCTATGGCCCTCCGTTACGCGCAAGACGGCTTTGCGTGCGACGCGCAACCGGCACTTGTTACCGTGTCGAACTCCGGCATTCCGGCCTTCCTCTCGACCTACATCGACCCCAAGCTGATTGAGGTTTTGGTATCGCCCATGAAGGCGGCCGAAATCGTGGGCGACGAAGTCAAAAAGGGCGATTGGACCACCGAAACGGCAATGTTCCCGGTCGTGGAATCCACGGGCGTTACGTCCGCCTATGGCGATTACAGCGAAAGCGGTAATGCCGGGGTGAACTCCAACTTCCCGCAACGCCAGTCGTTCCATTACCAAGTCATGACCCAATGGGGTGAACGTGAGCTGGAACGCGCCGGCCTGGCCCGTATTGATTGGGCCAACCGCGTCAACATCGCGTCCGCTCTGACCCTGAACAAGTACCAAAACAAAACGTACTTCTTCGGCGTTTCGGGCCTGCAAAACTATGGCTTGCTGAACGACCCCGGCCTGTCCGCCGCTGTAAGTCCGATTACCAAAATCGCTGGCGGCACCAGTTGGGCGAACGCTACGGCGCAAGAAATTAACGCCGACATTCAAAAGCTGTACAAGCAGCTTCAAACCCAAGCCAACGGCCTGGTCGAACTCGATACCAAAATGACTTTGGCAATCTCGCCAATTTCGGAAGTGTATTTGACCAAGACCACGGACTTTAACGTCAACGTCGCGGACATTCTGAAAAAGAATTTCCCCAACCTGACAATCAAGACCGCGCCGGAATACTCCACCGTTTCGGGCGAATTGGCCCAACTGATTGTGGACGACATGGAAGGCCAGCGCACCGCGTCTTGCGGCTTCACCGAAAAAATGCGGGCGCATCCGATTGTGGTCGGCGCTTCCAGTTTCAAGCAGAAGAAGTCGCAAGGCACCTGGGGCACGGTCATTTTCCGCCCGTTCCTGATTGCCCAAATGCTGGCAATCTAAGCAGCAACCCGGGGGCTTCGGCTCCCGGGCTTTTCACCATCTAGGAGAGTAACGAACATGGCTACCGTAAAAACTGTGCTGATTTGCTGCAAACTGCCCCACGGCCTCATTCTCGACCACCCCTTGGACGTGTCCAAGAAAGTGGAACTTGCCGGCTTGAACAAAGCAATCATCATTGGCGCCGATTGCGCCACGACCCCGGTCGACGGTGAGTTTTGGGAAACCTGGAAGACCGTCCACAAGGACCATCCGGCCATCAAGTCCGGTGCCATCTTTGAAGCCCGCACGACCGAAGAGGTCAAGGCCAAGGCCAAAGAATTGAAGGAAGAAAAAACCGGCTTTGAAGCCATGCCGCAAGAGGCTATGGGCGTCAAGGTTGCTGATACCAAGGAGTAAGCGAAATGGCCGCCGTTGTATTCGACCCGACCGCATTCAAAGCGCGTTACCCCGAATTCGCGGCGGTTCCTGACGCTACGCTTACGGCCTGCTTCATGGAAGCCGGCTTGTATCTGTCCAATGCGGACAATTCGCCCGTGCAGAATCTTACCCGCCGGGCGACCCTTTTTAACATGCTGACCGCGCACGTCGCCTATCTTGGCGGCCTTCTAAGCGCGGACGGCATGCCGCGGCCCGTGGGGCGCGTTTCGCAAGCCAGTGAGGGGTCGGTATCGGCTTCCTTTGATGACGTAGCGGCGACGCCTGGTTCCGGCGCCTGGTTCCGGCAAACCCAATACGGGGCCGCCTTCTGGCAAGCGACAAGCAGCTTGCGCGGCATGCGGTACATACCATGCCCGACAAGGTATTGAGCGGCGCCGACGGGGTCATGAAGGCCCTTGAAGATATCGCCCGCAAGATGGGCGGCGGGGAAGTTGCGGTCGGCTTCATGGAAGGCGCAACGTACCCGGACGGAACGCCGGTCGCTGCCGTGGCCTTCTGGAACGAATACGGCGGCCCCGGGCGCCAGCCCCGCCCCTTCTTCCGCCAAATGATTGCCAAGGAGTCCCCCACATGGGCGCCCAAAATGGCGAAGCTGGCGAAGGCGACGGAGTATGACGGCCCCAAGGTGCTGGCCCTGATGGGCGAAGATATCAAGGGCGCCTTGCAGCAAAGCATAAACGACTTCACGACCCCGGCGTTGAAGGAAAGCACGGTCGAAGCCAAGGGCTTTGCCAAGCCGCTTATTGACACGTCCCACATGCTCAACAGCATTGCCTATGAGGTAAAAGAGTAATGGACTTGCGCGGCATCGCCAATGGTGTGACCACCGCGGTCAACCCGAACAAAACCGTTACCGTCTTGCGGTCGACGGGTTATACCATTGGCGCCGGCCGCCGCCAGGTTCCCAGCTACGCCGCCCCCGTGACCGGCCCCGGGCAGATTCAAGCCCTCGACGCCAACGATATAAAGCAGCTTGACGGCCTCAACGTTCAAGGCACCATCCGGGCAATCTACTTGCGCGGCAATCTTGCGGGCGTTATTCGTCCGGACGGAACCGGCGGCGATATTGTCCAAATTGCCGGGCAAGATTGGCTTGTCGTCAAGGTGCTGGAAGGCTGGCCCACTTGGACCAAGGCCGCCATTGTTCTACAAATGCCGGGGGCATAATGTACAGTTCAAGCATTACCGTTGACCAAGTAATTGACGCCCTGGCGGACTTCCTGGCGCCCTTCGTGCCGGCCGCCCAAATCGTCCGGGCTCAAGTTAACCGGGTTCCCATGCCGTCAAATCCGGGCATCGTGCTTACCGAATTGAACCAAGTCGACTTGAGCGTTCCGGATACCGAATACCAACCGGACGACAGCACAGCCACAATCAAGGGGCCGACGCGCATCGACGTTCAAATTGACTTTTACGGGGAGCAAGCAAGCGAGTTTTGCAAAACCGTGAAAACCGCTTTCCGTTCGCATTGGGGATTCTCGCATTTTCCGGCGAACATTAAGCCGCTGTACACGTCCGACGGCATTCAAGCCCCGCTTGTTACGGGGGAACAGCAGTACGAAAGCCGATGGACGTTAACGGCATCTTTGCAATACAATCCAATTGTTACGGTTCCCCAAGACTTTGCCGACGTTCTTGTTCCAAACAAGATTTTGCCGGCCGACGTGGTGGCACCGTGATTGCGGATTACCACTTATTTAACGAGGTGAACAAATGACTATCCCGGCCAGTGACATTGTTGTCGTCAACCCCGGCGTCGTTGGTTCCGGCGGTAATCCGCTGGCTCTTAACGGCGTCATGCTTTCCCAATCGGCATACCTTCCGACCAACGCTGTGCAATCCTTCGCCAGCGCGGACGCCGTAAGCGCCTTTTTCGGCCCCGCTTCCGCGGAGTACGCACTAGCGCAAACCTACTTCCTGGGCTTCGATAATTCGACCGTCAAGCCCGGCACCCTGATTTTTGCCCCGTTCGTGGCGACTGCCCGTGCCGCCTGGCTGCAATCAGGCTCCCTGGCCGGTATGACCCTGGCGCAACTGCAAGCCCTTTCCGGCATCCTTACTGTGACCATGAACGGCACCGTGAAGACGTCGACCAGTATCAACCTGGCAACGGCTACCAGTTTCAGCGACGCGGCCACGAAGATTGCCGCCGGCTTCACTGGCGGCCCGACTGTCACCTGGGACGCCATCAAGTCCGTTTTCATTCTGACTTCCAGCACCACGGGCGCCGCTTCCACCATGACCGAAGCGACCGGCACCCTGTCCGCCGGCCTCAAGCTGACCAGCGCGACCGGCATGCTCCTTTCCCAAGGCGACGACGTTGATACGCCGGCAACCTGCATGGATATGGTCAAGAGCAAAACCCAAAATTGGGTCGACTTCATGACCATTTGGGAGCCCGTGACCGCGGACAAAACTAACTTTGCCGTTTGGACGAACGCGCAAAATCAGCGTTACGCCTATATCGTTTGGGACACCGACGCGCAAGCCATTATCAACGGTTCGACTACGAACTTCGGATACTTGGCGAAAACCGCGGCATACGACGGCGTCGTCCCGGTCTACAACACCAAGGAGCTTGCGGCCTTCGTGCTGGGCTCCGTGGCGTCCATCGACTTTAGCCGCACCAATGGTCGCATTACGGCCGCCTTCAAGTCCCAACCGGGCTTTACGGCCACTGTGACCGACCAGCAGATTGCCGCCAACCTCTTGGCGAACGGCTATAGCTTCTATGGCGCCTACGCGACGGCCAATGACAATTTCAACTTCCTGTATAACGGCCAAATGACCGGCAAATGGAAGTGGCTGGACACCTTCGTGGACCAAGTCTACTTGAACAGCCAATTCCAATTGGCCTTGCTGTCCCTGCTTACCAGCGTCAAGTCGATTCCGTACAACGAAAGCGGCTATAGCCTGATTCGTGCGGCCATGATTGACCCGATTACCGCGGGCCTCAACTTTGGCAGCATTCGCACTGGCATTACCATGTCGGCGTCGCAAAAAGCGCAAGTGAATCAAGCCGCCGGCCAGGACGTGTCGACCATCATTGAACAGCAGGGCTATTACCTGCAAATCCTTGACCCGGGCGCCCAAGTTCGCGGCAACCGCGGCACCCCCGTTATCAACTTCTGGTACACGGACGGCGGCGCGGTGCAGAAGATTAACGTCGCATCCATTGACATCATGTAAGGGGCCAGAAAATGGACAATTCTACTATCACCAGCGCGAACAGCGTGTTCACCCTTGTGGTCGCGGGCCTGTTTCCGGCCCCCGTCCAACTCCGCGGCTATGCCAGCGACAAGGCTTTCACCACGGAAGCGGTCGACTTGGCAGAGGTCCAAATGGGCGTCGACGGGCGTATGACCGCGGGCTTTGTCCCAAACCCGGTCAAGCAAACGATTACGCTGCAGGCGGACAGCCCGAGCAAGGACATTTTTACCGCCGTCATTCAGGCCATGAAGACGGCCCGGGAAGTGTTCTATATCTCCGGTTCCATTTCGTTACCTTCGACCGGCGAATCCTTTACGCTTACCCGCGGTGTGCTGACGAACGCCAAGCAGATTCCGGACGCGCAAAAGGTCTTGCAGCCGGTCGACTACGTCATTACCTGGGAGTCGGTCAACCGCTCCTTGCTGTAACCAGTTAGCCCCGGGCAGGCCCACAAAGCCGCGTTGCCCTCTCCCGACGCACGCCCGGGGCACCTATCACCAAGGAGAGGTTCACGATACGGAGAGGTATCACCATGGCACGCAATACAGCGAATTACACCGTTACCGACGAAGGTCGGGACCAAGGCAAGGTTTTTGTACTTACGGAAATGCCCGCCAGCCGGGCGGAATCCTGGGCAATGCGGGCGCTTCTGGCCCTCATGGCTGGCGGTGTGGAAGTCCCGCCAGGCTTTGACCGCATGGGCATGGCCGCAATGGCTGAAATGGGCATTAAGGCCCTTGTCGGCCTGAAATGGGAGGTTGCGGAACCGCTCCTAGCCGAAATGTGGTCGTGCGTTCAAATCATGCCGGACCCCACGAAGCCGCACGTTATCCGCAATCTCATTGAAGATGACATAGAAGAGATTACGACCCGCATCAAGCTACGGGCCGAAGTGTGGAAGTTGCATACGGGTTTTTTGAAGGCCGTCGTCCACTCAATCTCCGAAGGCTCCCGGCCGGCGGCGGCCAGCAAAAAGGGTTCGCGGAATACGTGAACATTTCGGCCCCCATAGCGACGCTACTGTCCAAACGCATGGCAACGTTGCATGAATTGGATACGGTCTATGGGGTCCAAGACGTCTACGATATGCTAGAGGTAGTAACGATAGACGACTACAATAACGCCTTGGCGAACCGGGAATAATCCACATGGCTACAATTATCGACAGCTTACTGGTAAAACTTGGCCTTGACTCTTCGGAGTTTGAGGCCAAGAAGTCCAAGGTCGACAAGGGCCTTAAGGATACCGGCGCCGAAGCGGAAAAGACCGGGTCGAAACTCAAGAAGTCCGGAAAGGACGGCGCCGACGGCTTTGAGAATGTAGCCAAAAGCGCCGCCAAATTCCTTGCCATCATCGGCGGGACAATGGCCGTAAAGCGGTTCATTGAAAACCAGATAGAAGCAAACGCGGCCCTTGACCGCTTCGCGCAAAACCTCGACCAAAGTGTCAATAGCATTTCCGCATGGTCCAATGCCGCCGAACTGGCCGGCGGGACCGGGGAAGGCTTGCAAGGCACTATGGACATGCTCAGTAAGTCGCAAACTGAATTGCAGCTTACCGGGCAATCCTCCCTTATCCCGTATTTCTCCGCGCTGGGCATGAGCCTGGCCGATACGCAAGGCAAAGCCCGCCCCGTCAATGACCTGTTGCTAGACCTGTCCGACCGCTTTAGTAAGATGGACCGGACCACGGCCAACAACATGGGCCGCATGATGGGTATTGACCAAGGCACCATGCAACTTTTGCTTAAGGGGCGGTCGGAAGTTGAATTGATGATTGCCCGGCAAAAGGAGTACGGGGCCGTAACCAAGCAGCAAGCCGAAGAGGCCAGCCGCTTGCGTAACGCCATGGTTTCCAGCCGGCAAAGCTTTGAAGCGTTCGGCCGCGAATTGCTGTCGGCCGCTACTCCGGCGCTGGAAAAAATGTTTGCCATTTTCGCGGACTTCGGCGCCTGGATTCGGGAAAATAAGGAATTCGTGCAAACGTTCCTTACCATCATTGCCGTCGGCCTGGCTGGCATCGCCGCGGCCACGATTCCCATTAACTTGACTGTGGTCGCCGTGCTGGCGCTGGCCGCCGCAATCGCCGCCCTGTGGCAAGACTATCAGACATGGAAGCGCGGGGGCGATAGCTTCATTGATTGGGGCAAATGGGAACCCGGATTTAAGGCCGCCGGCCAGGCAATCAAATGGCTTAAGGACTTGTTGGGCGACATGGTGTACCGTGCAATTGCCGCGGCCGACGTGCTGTCCGCCGTGTTTGAACGCGATTGGAAGCGGGCCAAGTTCGCCGCCGGGCAAGTCTTGAGTGGCAAAGGCAAGAAG